TATTACTGAAACTTCTACTCCTGGTGATGTTAATGCCATTTTTCGTATTCTCCTTGCAAGTTACGTATATACTAGAGTTATTTATTCAATCATACGGTTTTGTTGACATAATTTACCGTTTTCTTGGTGCCTATATAGGCGACGTAAATACGTGTATGCGATACAAGGATAGACCCATATGCAAACAATGCCATGCTAAACCTAGGGCGTATGCTTATCGGAGATATGGTAGGATTTACTGGCGCAGTCTATGTGATACCTGCAACAGAAAACGCAAAGGAAAACGGGTAGGCGGTGTTACGCCTCTTCAAAGGTCTGGATATAAAAAACACAAAAAATGCGAACTTTGTGGTTTCAGGGCTCAACAGCAGTCCCAACTAGATGTGTTCTTTGTAGATGGAAACTTGAAGAATACTAACTATACAAATTTAAAAACGGTCTGTGCTAATTGCCAAAGGTTGCAAGGGGTCAGACGTCTTGGCTGGCGTGTGGGAGATCTTGTTGCTGACGATTAGGTCATCAACTTTGGCAAACAAGTCCTCTTTAGTCCCATTATTATCTATAACAAAATCAAAGTTCCAGCCCATCCAATCCCATTCAGATTTATGAGCACCTTTTGCCTCCATCTCTTCTCGAGATGGCAGTTCTCCTCTTTTTACAAGTATCAAAATTCCACCGGATTTTTTTATCATTTTTAATTCGTTTTGAAACCTAGTATCTGCTATCACTGTTGGTGTACCATTGTATCTCATCAAACAACTGTCGATCCATATGGCATCATGCATATTCTGACGCATTACCTCAGTGCCAAAATGTTGTAATACCCAGCGTGGAGTTACTGGTTTTCCAAATTTTTCACTCCAAAACTTGTCTGGTTGTTCTCTCCAGTATCTGCTCGATTCCGTCTTGCCTTCGAGCATTTCCCTGTCCCAGTTGAACATGCAACTGACAGCGTCTTTTAGGCTCTTGGCAAATGAATCTTTACGGAATCCGTGTTTTTGTTCCAGTCTATCGGCAACTGTACCCTTACCGGAACCTATTAATCCTACTACACCTATAAGCATAGATTTATTATACTATTTTTTTAAGCGTTTTTCAATGACTAATTTGGCTTCTTTTACCGCACCCAGGATAGATTTTCTTATGTCCAATTTTTTGCTTTTCAAGGCACTGATAGACATATTCTCTAGATCGTTAACTATTTCTTCCAGCTCATCTATATTACAGTCTTTATATTTTTTGTACCGAGAATCGTCCATGATACTGCTATTTAAAAATATATGATTAAGAATTAACCAATAACAAAACTATGCGGTGTTCCACCTTCTGCATAGTTGCCTATTTCTGCTTCAAGTCTTTCCATCTCTGCTTGGCCCTGTTGCTTCAATTCAGCGCCATTTAAAGTTGTGCCACCCTGTGGTCCTGCTATTGTATTGAACTTGCCTCTTGCCTCACCTATCATCACTTTGGACACTGCGAGTGTGTAATCTCTGATCCATGGTTTTGAATAGATGTCTTTGAACAATGTTATGTCTGGTCTGAAATTGTCCGTATGCATTAACACTGTTTCGTTGTCTGCTCTCGGTTTCTGTGTTATTGTCAATTTTTTTGTAGCAACGTCGAAATGGAACTGTATGAAACTTCCAAATAATTTTCCTACCATTTCTTGATATGAAGCAAAAGCGAAGTAAGTGGCCAAACCACCAGTTGCACCTGCCCTCAAAAGATAGGTATTTGTATATGCCAGGTTGAAAGGCTCAAACAGTGTACCGCCTTCTCCGCCTTCGGTTCTTGATCCCACTGTTCTCCTATTCAAATTTCTCACATTTATAATCTCATCTGGTAAGATATATGAGTTCTGATCTTTCTTCAATTCTAGAAATGCGTATGACTCTTCCACGGCATTCGATGATCTCTGTCGGTATTTGTTGATCGCTCTTTCTAGTGCCGTTTGATAGTGTTTTGGGTCCAATTCCACATCGATCATTCCCTCACCGAGGTTGTTCTTGACGTAATCGAAAATTTCCTGTTGTCCTGTTTGTAGTTCTGACATACTCATATTTATAGCCTTTGCCTATGCAATAAATATGTATGATATGCCAAGATTATCCATTTTTAAGCCTGAAAAGGGAAACGATTACAAGTTCTTTGACCGTAACATCCGAGAGATGTTTACCGTGGGCGGAACCGACCTACACTTCCACAAATACCTAGGACCATACAATCAAGGGGAAGATCAAAAAGACGGAAAAGCATCACCAACACAACCTCAGTATTCGGGCGATAGTCTAAACGAGAGAACCATACAAGATTTGTTATTTTTAGAGAACAGAGATAGAAAATATGCAGACGACGTATATGTTGTCAGAGGCATATACAATGTACAGGATCAGGATTTTAATCTATCACAATTTGGTATGTTTTTATCCAACGATACACTATTTTTAACAGTGCATCTAAACGAAATAGTTGAAAGAATAGGTCGAAAACCCATGTCAGGAGATGTCATAGAATTCCCTCACATGAAAGAAGATTATTCATTAGACGAAAGCATACCAATTGCACTCAAAAGATACTATGTGGTAGAAGATGTAAACAGAGCCGCAGAAGGATTTTCACAAACTTGGTGGCCACACCTATTGAGATTGAAAATGAAGACACTTGTTGATTCTCAAGAATACAAAGACATATTAGGCGATGCAACGACAACAGGGTCATTGGCAAGTTATATGTCAACTTACAACAGAGAAAAAACAATTAATGATCAAGTTGTTGCACAGGCAGAAGCAGATGCTCCNAAGTCAGGATTCAATTATAAACAGTACTACGTTGCACCCATCGATGANAGNGGGAACATTAGGACAGACAATGTGAATAGTTCATCAAGCAGAGCAAGTCAATCAAAAAAGGTCAATGCTGTCCTAGACACTCCAGCAAGTTCACATTATGGATTCTACCTCGACGGTGATGGAGTTGCACCCAACGGTAATCCAGCAGGCTTTGGGATAACTTTTCCAACCACTATGGTTGATAAAGGAGATTATTTCTTNAGAACAGATTACTTNCCAAACAGATTNTTCCGTTATGANGGNNCCAGATGGGTAAAAATCGANGACTCTGTAAGAATAACTACAACAAACAACGATTCTAGAGCAAACTACAAAACAGGTTTTGTTAACAATGCAACAGAATCAACAATAAACGGATTAACAACAAAACAAAGACAGTCTTTGACAGATGCATTAAAACCAAAGGCTGACAATTAAGAATGTTACACTTTTACGAAGGACAGGTTAGNAAATTCCTNACTCAATTNATTAGGATTTTGAGTAACTTTTCTGTTGAGACCGGAAAAGGCAANGATGGTACAATAGATCTAAGGGCAGTGCCNGTNGTGTATGGAGACCCAACAAGACAGGTCGCAAACATTNTAAGAAATAATTCAGAGAATGCATTACAGTANGCACCAAGAATCGCCGCATTTGTTAGAGAATTAAACTATGACAGNGAAAGAATGCAAAATCCTTATCACATNGAAAAACAACATTTGAAAGAANGAGATGTCGACAGTGACGGAAACTACACAAACCAGTTAGGTGCCGGTTATACAGTTGAAAAAGTCATGCCGTCTCCTTTTAGATTAGAGGTTACAGCAGACATATGGACAACAAATACAGATCAAAAATTACAAATCATGGAACAAATACTGTATCTGTTCAATCCAGATTTTGAAATACAAAAATCCGACAACTANATNGACTGGACTAGTTTAAGTTATGTGGAGTTAACAGGNATAACTTTTAGTTCTAGAACAATCCCGGTAGGTGCAGACAGTGAGATAGATGTAGCATCAATGACATTCTCNATGCCAATTTGGCTATCACCTCCGGNAAAAGTCAAGAAANTAGGTGTAGTACAGAAAATTATCATGAGCATATACGACGACGATGGTGGTATAGCAAAAGGACTAATCGACGGAGAATTAGTTTCAAGAAGTTTTATCACACCAAACAATTTTGGACTACTGGTCACTGGAAATCAATTGAGATTATTAGGCTCAACAGGAACAAACGTCAAATCGGGTGGCGATGGTTTCTACACAGGTGCGAGTGCTCCGACAAATCTGGATCCATTTGAGACATTTGGACCGGCAGTAAACTGGAAAGTGCTTTTAGATCAATATGGCAAAGTAACGAATGGTACATCTCAGATTAGATTAAAACAATTTGATGGTGGAGAAATTGTTGGTACAATATCCACAACAACGCTAGATGACACAATATTATTATTCAACATAGATAGTGATACCTTAAGAGCAAATACTTTAACTGCTGTTAAGAAAATTATTAATCCTGCAACATTTGATCCAGGAACACCTGCAAACGGTGATAGATATTTGGTCATAAACGACGTGGGCGATTCAACTTCCACTTTCCAAAGTGCCACGTGGGGCACACTAGTGGCCGGGGTGGGAGACATCATTGAATACAACGGAACCACTTCGAAATGGAACGTGGCATTTGATGCTTCGAATCCAGACTCCACGCAACATTTTGTGACTAACCTGAATACCGGTATTCAGTACAGGTTCAACGGCACAGAATGGGTTAAGTCTTACGAGGGTGTGTACACACAAGGTAATTGGACCATAGTACTTGATGGCGGAGCGGACCCAGGGTACAACTCAAGTGTTGACGCTACTACTCCTTAATTGTTATAATAAAACATGGAAAAAAATATAGTATGTTCTGGTGCACTCTTTTATTCTACCAGCACTAAACGGTTCCTTTTCCTACAGAGAACTGATAAAAAAACACAAGGCATGTGGGGATTGGTNGGCGGACAAGCCAAGTACACAGAATCAGCATTTGAAGGATTAAAGAGAGAAATTGAAGAAGAAGTAGGCAGTTTGCCTAAATTCAAAAAAGTAATTCCGCTAGAAATGTTCACATCAAACGATCAGAAGTTCTTCTTCCATACATATCTCGTGGCCATCGATGGGGAATTCATACCTAAGTTAAATGAAGAACATTCAGGATACTGTTGGTGTGCGTTTGAATGTTGGCCCAAAAATCTGCACATGGGTCTCAAAAATACACTGAATAATAAAAGTATAAAAGGTAAGTTGCAGACTATATTGGATTTGATTGTCTAGGCAGGTAAATTACCTGGAGTAACTGCATCTGTAGTTTTTGTTGCAAAGTCAGATGCAACCACAGAACAATTACTGTTAAGCCCTGAACCACGTGGTCCATTACCCTCATAGACTGTAACTACACCACCTGCATCACCTTCTAATGCAACTGTTCCTGATACGCTTCCTCCATGGACAACAGACCCACCGCTTTCGTGTAACCAAATGCTCGGTTGAGATGCGCCGCCACCTGTTCCGTCGGTTCCTAGATTTACATGACCCGAGTTGTACCAAGCACTTATATCGCCTGTGTAATCTGTTGCTGTGCCAAAATCCGCATAGACATCTGCTATATCTATAGTTGATTCTCTGAGATCTGTACCGTCACCAGCGAAGGTGTTTTTTGTTGCCACTTCCGCAGTACCTACCGGCGTTCCGTTTATTGTTTGGGTAGTTACATCTACCCCATCTAGTAAAATTCTATTCTGATTTGCTAACGCAGAACCTGTTAAGGATCCTCTTATCTGTACAAAAAGATGATGCCACTCATTGTTCAAATATGTTGTATTGAAAGATGCTGATCCTCCCGGTTGAGCTCTGAAATTTACGGCACCGCTCGCCCCACCCTGATACAACACCACTTGTACCTGTGCACCACTAACCGCATCTGCGTTTTCAAGTATAACTAAAAATCCTCCATCGCCTGAACCTACGAAGTTTGAAAAAAGATAAGTTGTGTAAACGTTACTACCCGCCTCGGCAAGATCTGCACCTGTACCCCTAAACCAACACGAAAAAGTAAGATTATTTGTGTCACTAGGTGCTGAATCAAACGTAAGTTTGTAATTTTTTTTTTGGCTGTTATCGACAGGAGTGGTCTGTGACCAGTATCCTATCAATTCTGCAAGACCTTGTGTTCGAGTATCACTTGATAATGCTCTGAGATCTGTCTGTATTTGTGTTAGAAGCGTTGACGAAATCGAATCTTTTCTCACAAGGAATGCTTGTTGTGAATTGTTATCATATAGTGCTGTTTGACCTAAAATATTTACACGTGATCCTATTAATTCTCTTACTAGTTCTAATCCTGCTGTGGTTGTAGTTGCACCATGCGGATCTGATGTTTCGGAATTCATGTTGTTGACATAATCAACAACAATGTAACAGGTTTCTACACCTTCTGCTTCAAAGTTTGTTTTGTTGAATTGTGTGAAATTTTTAGTTGCCATGCTAACAGTTAATTGTTAAAGTCTTCCAATAGCAACTTCAATTACACCAGGTCCTTCTGCGTTTTTGTCTTCAACGCTCTTGCCAATTACTGTACCTGCTGGTGGATTGGTGTCTTCCGTCCATGCTCTGGCATGTCCTTCTGTAGCACTTGACACCATCATATCGCCTTTTGCAACTGTGCCTATTACTTTGGTTGGAACCCTGCCCAGTAATGCTATAGGCGGATGATACTCATCCAGTAGTTCCGGTTTCCTGTGCGGACTGTTCATGACTGCGTATGGGTCTGTTGAAAGAACTCCTGCCACTTTTTTGTCAGCATCTGAAATAGTTTTTGTTATTTCTTTTTCTCCGCCAAAACTAACCACAGTTCCTGCATCATATACATCATCTGCATGATATCTTTCCGCCACGTCGGCGTATTTTGCCTCTCTCGCAACAGTTTCAAATCCACCTGCTGTGGAGTTGTCGTGTACTCTGATTGCGTCAACTGTTGTGTCCACTGTGATTTCTCCCAGTGCACCTGTGAACGCATTGTTCTGTGTTGTTGTTCCTCTTCTAAATTGTAGTGTTGTTGGCATATGTTTCTCCTTTGATATTTATCGTAATTTGTTATGCTCCTACGTAGGCTTCTCCTGAACCTAGGTCTGTTGTTTCTGTTGTTCCTGTTGGGTCCATCATGGTAAACACTGTACCCAAGTTTACACCAAATGCATCAGTACCACCCGCCTCAAATGGTGTCTCTGAGTCACCTGAGTTATTGGTCTTTGACAGGTCAAAGTCTCCATCACTGCCTGGCATTGTACTTGTGGTCGAGTTCGGATAACTTGATCCAGAACCTCCACTGCCAGCATCTGCGAAACTGAAATTTCCGGAGCCATCTGTTGCAAGTACCTGTCCACTTGTACCATCTGCACTTGGTAGTGAGAAGGTCACACTTGATCCCACTGTGGCTGGTGCCCTCAAGGCCACGTACTGCCCTCCAGAACTGTCTTGAAGTCTAAGTTCTCCTCGTGCCAACACATCTATCTGTGTGTTGATCTGTGGCGACGTAAGTGTCTTGTTGGTCAAGGTCTGACTTGATGTGTTAAGTGTTATAGAAGATGTGTTTGATAGATCAGTTGACGCAATCGTTATGGCGCTGGTACCGTCAAAACTCTGTCCTGCTATGTTCCTAGCAGTCGCCAAAGCCGTGGCAGTCGCCGCGTTACCTGAAGTGTCCTGGTTGAGTGTTGCCACCCTTGCCGCCGCGATTGTACCTGAGCTTATGTTGGAACCATTTAGACTTGTCAAACTCGCACCGCTACCACTGAAAGTAGTGGCAGTCACACCGGCATTGAATGTTGCGGCACCCGCCGCACTCATGTCAAGTGTTAGTGCTGTGAAAACTGAACCACCATCATCACCTTTGAATATCATATCGCCATCTGTAGCGTCAACACTCAAAACAGCACTTGTACTACTTTTTGAAACTACAAAGAATTTTGTACCATCATCTTTGAAATTAATTGTACCATTGCCACCGTCTAAGTTTACACCACCAGAGGCATCTAGATTAATGTTACTGCTAGATGATATTGTTAAATTCGTACCATCACCCTCGATCTTCTCACCATCATCACCAAATGTTAAACCTACGTTTGCAGGTATATTAACATCATTTGTAGCAGTTAAATCTATATCTGCTGTGCTTGTAATGTCTGCAATGACCGGTGATGTTAAAGTTTTGTTTGTTAATGTCTGTGAAGCAGTTAATAACGCGATAGCACTTGTGTTAGATAAATCTGTTGAAGCGATAGTTATGTTTGCACTACCATCGAAACTCTGTCCCGCTATGTTCCTTGCAGTCGCCAACGCAGTGGCAGTCGCGGCATTTCCTGTTGTTGATCCAGAACTACCTGAAACGTTACCTGTGACATTTCCTGTCAGGTTTCCTGTAATCTGTCCGTCCACTGTGAGTGTGGTTCCGTTTAAAAGTTGATATGAATCGGATCTAAATCTTGCTGTGATAACATTTGACCCTGCTTTCTTGTGTGCAAATTCTATGATACCATCTTCTGATCCATCACTTGCGTCCAGGATCTTACCGGTCATCTTGGCATAAACAATTTCTTGGTCAGCGTCGTTTTCACCTTTAAATTTTATCTGTCCTAGGTAGTCAGCATCTGCTGGACTAGAACTGTTTCTTTTTAATGTGATAACAGGAGCCGCTGTGCTTGATGCTTCAGTGGTTGTTATCAACAAGGCATCATCTGTTGTGTTTGCTGTAATAGTTGTGGCACCACTTAGATCTGTTGTTCCGGCCACTGTCACATTGCCACTGAATGCCGCTGATGTATCGTTGATGGTAAGTTCTGTGTTCCCGTCTGCTGTCACTGTGATCGTTCCATTGGAACCTGTGTCTGTGACCGCTACATTTGTGTTAAGTTGTGCTATTGATGTTGTAGAAACTGATGCTATAGAATCGTCCACATATTTTTTTGTGGAAGCATCTGTGTCGGCACCTGGTGCGGCCAAATTAATTATTTTGTTTGAAGCAACACTGATGTTGCCTGAACCGGACGGATCTAATGTTAGGTCAGCATTGGACGGTGAAGAAATTGTAGAGCCTGTTGCTGATAAATCACCAAACGTGGCTGGCACATTGGTCAGATTGGTTCCGTCACCTGCAAACGCTGTTGCGGTTACTGTGCCTGATACCTGTAATGTTGTTGAAGGTTCTGAAGTACCAATTCCCACTCGTGAGTTTGTTACATCCAAGTATAACAAGTTAGTTTCAAATGCAAGGTCAGTTCCATTCCTAGTCAGATTGGACTTTAGTACCGACCCTGATATACGACCTATGGCCATATTAGGTACTCCTTTATAATAATGTTAGTGTAGCATACGCCACACACAGCCTCGTTTCATTGCCGGCTGACAGCAGTAATAGTATTTATCGGTTGTTTATGTTAGGCTCCCATTACAAGGTAGTGGCCCCATCTTGGTGGTAACCATTGCAATAACCATGCTCTATTCCTGTATAGTGGATATAAATGATCCAAACTTATAACATCTAAGTTTTTGTATTGTACCCTAAAATATGGATAATCACACGAGGTGAATATTAAGTCATAGTCTTCTTGTATGCCTTTATAGACTCTAATTTGTAGATGACGATACTTGACGCTTTTAATTAATTGTTTCACGCACTTCTCCCTAAAAGTGCGTTCCTTCGGTTGCCCTACTTCCGTCCCAATTGGATGAACGTAAAAATATTTATGTTAAGTCATAAAAAAAGGGCGACCCGAAAGCCGCCCTTTGTGTTCTACTAAAAAGTAAAAATATTTATTAGTGACTTGTTCTTACTGCCGCTAATACTGAACCATTACCACTTGTTGTTTTGCT